TTTAAGATTGTTTGGCCCTAAGTTATACACCCAAGAAACCAAAGCATCAAACTGACATTGGTTTAGAGGAACTGTTACCAGGCTGTTAACATAATGCTCATACTCATCTTCTAGCTCGCGCCATAACATAAACTCTGATTTTTCTTCAGTCCATTTATCGCCTTCTTGCACATCTTTGGTATGACCATAGCCTATAGTCCATACTCCTGCTGCGCATTTGTAGGCTTCTAATTCGCAACCTTCAAATTTTTTTATAATGTTAAATCCGTCATCTGAAATATTCATATTATTCTCCCCATGTTCCGTCATCTCTGACTTTTGCTTTTTTGGTTCCACCCCAGTATTCAACTGCGTGTCCTTCTTTAATAAGAATTTGGCAAACATCTTTACCATCTTCTGTAAAAGGGATTGCAAGTATTCTGCCATATTTACCTTTACCTAGCGATTGTATTAAAAATGAGCCTACGCATAGCTCTGACAATCTAGCTGATGCTAGTTTTCCTAATACTTTTTCTTTTAAGTTTCGGGTCCTTGACTCAGGTGTGTCTATGCCTGCCAACCTGCAGCGTTGTTTATGCAAACGGACATCAAATCCTAAGTCAAGGGTAACATCAATGGTATCGCCATCAACCACTCTTTCAATGGTTGCTTTGTATACATATGGTTCTGGTTTTTTACTCATTATCTTTAGTTGTTACTTTTCTATAATATACGACAACGTCTTTTAATTCAGTAATATAGCGTTTAATTTCTTGCATGTTATAAGACATAACTTCGTAATCAGGTATGGTCATAGCAAGAAATACTAACTCCCCCTCTTGTTTTTCTATCCTAGAAAGTTGCTCTTCCCAGTTATCGGGTGTAACAGCTATCCACTGCAACTCTCTAAGATCTATTTCTCTTGGCATGATAGGTTGAACTATCTTGCGCTCAATAGGTTTAGCCGTTACTTGTATTTGTTTAGTTGGAAGTAGGCTGCAACTGCAAGCCATTATCAAGACCATCAATAGTGCCACTGATTTGCTCGATGTTTTCCATAATGTGTTTTGTACCATTATTTATTTTCCTTTCCATTTCAACTGGGTCAGCCAATATCTTTGAGGCTAACTCATAGTTCTGTATAAACTGCGTATATCTACTCAGTTCTCTTTGTGCTTTTTGACTCTTAACATTAAGGTCTTGAAGTTGTTGTGTTTGTAATTCAAAGTCTGCTTGAATAGACTTTATTGCTTCTTCTTGGGTAGCTACTGCACCCTCTAAAACTGCGTTATTAGTTTGAAGTATTTGATTTTGGCTGTAAAGATAGTAAGAAACCGCCAGTAAAACGGCTACCACACCTACCAATACTTTACTCATTATTCATACACCAACGCCAAGCATCATTATCTTGATGCAGAAATCCTTGACATTGTTTATATTTTTCACGCCATTTGTCAGAATCATATTTATCATTCCACTCTAGGCTAGAGTTTTCTGCTATGGGTATGTAGTTAGATGGTGTTGAACAACCAATTAAAAATATATTAGCCACCAAGAGGATTCTTATTGTCATCTTTAATCTCCTCTATTCGTTTATCTAGGCTTTCTAAATCAGCTTTGATTGTTGCTATATCTGTTTTAATTTCAGTAACATCTGGCACTTCAATACTATCTATTTCTTTTTCTAAAAACTGTACTGATGTTTCTATAGATGCAAAGCGCTCTTCAATAATTTTCATTTCATCTTCTGCTTCGCTTATGCCGCCAATCTTGGCTTCTAAATTCTCTAGCCTGTTGACATATTCTGCGCCTGTATATCCAAAACCAGCAAGGGTTCCTACGATACCAACCAAAGCAATTATCTGAGTTGTTTTATTTTGAAACCAATCCATAAAATCTCCTATAGTGTTGGCTGCAATTTCTTTAAATCAGTTAAAGTTTTTATACTTTGTCCTGCTAAACCATAAAATGCAGCATTATTGTCTGATAGTGTATTATTAGTATAAATGCTTTTTGGCTCATACCACAATTCTTTTTGCGGCATGTCTACTGCTCTATAAGCATTGAATCCCGGTAAAAATCCCATAACAGCTATAATTGCATTTTCAGATCCATACTCGCCAGTCTCTTCTTGTTTGGCCGCAACTTGTTCTTGAGCTGTCTGTAGGTTCTGAGCAATAATATTTTCTACAGTTGTTTCGCTGTCTGTATCAGCACTAACAGATGCAATAGATGTATCCATTTGATCTTGTGCTGTTTCTACTGTTCCAACCGAAACAACCGTTTCTGTTGAAACTGTTTCTGTTTCTGCTGATGTTGAATTAAAAGATGAGCTAGATACAGACATGCTACTCATATCAAGCACTTGGTTAGTTTGAGCGGTAGATGATGCAAACTGATCTGACATACTAGGCGAACTGCTAGTGCTAAAACCAGAGTTAGATGAAGAGCTTACAGCATTACCAGCGGCTATAGAGTTGCCTGTAGCGTGGATAGAATTACCAGAGTTAGTACCGCTAACACTTTGATTTGCAGTTGTTATGGTGGATGCAACCACTCTTAATGCTATATCCCTACTAATAGAACTTTTACCTGTAGCTTCTTCTCTTTCTGCGGTTTGGAACTCCTCTTCAAAAACTTCTTCAAACTCTTCTACTATTTCTTCTCTTTCGATTCTTTCTTCTTCTATTTCAGCTTCAGCTAATCTTTCTTCTATTGCTTCAAAGATTTCTTCTACAGCTTCTTCTTCAAATATTTCTTCTATAAATTCTTCTTCAGGATCATCAAGCTCTACAAATTCTTCTTCATGTCGTTCTTCAAAACGCTCATTTGTTTCTTCTTCAAGCCTCTCTTCTAGTTCTTCAATAGTTTCAAATTCAACAAATGTGCTTGGCTCTCTAAAGTCTTCAACTAAAAAAGTTTCTTGAAATATAAACTCTTCTATTAGTATATCGTCTTGATGAAAAGGCTCATCATGGCGTGGGCCAAAGTCATCTATAAAAGGCAAAGGTTCGGGATCAAAGAATATAATTAATTCTTCAGGCTCTGGGCCGCCAAAGAATTCTTCAAAGTTATCACCGTTAAATTCTTCAAAAGGTGGGAACATATCATCTTCAAATGTTTCTACAATAGTAAATTGTTCTTCAAAGCCTTGGTTATCGTGATGGTGGTCATCTATAAATATACCTGTAGCAAATTGTTCTTGCTCGTCTATAAAACCATAATCAACTTGCTCATCATCAAAGAAAGCTACTGATTCTTCTTGCCTGTAACCTGGACAAAAAGGTGCGTATTGTGGATCGTTATCACATTCTTGCTGATCAAAGGCCTGCCAATAATTAGGACATGATTCACTATAAAGGTCACTTATATTACATTGTTGTGTTAATAAAGCATCCGCATATCCTGAACAACTAGAATCGTTTAATGGGTCACTACAATCTACACCGTTGCCACTCCCTGAACCATATAAAGAACCGCCATTTTCAAGCGTGGTGTTAATTGTTGTGTTATTCCAGTTAGTGTTTACGCAAGTGGACGAGTTGGTTGTGCCAGTAGAACATTCATCGTGGTAATAATAGGTGTATGAGCTTGCTTTTGTAGAACCTACTTCACCAATTAAAACATCATGGTTAATAATATCTAACGCACCATAACGAATGTCAAAAGAATTATTGTTCCACAGTATTATCTCAAAGCTATTATCTGTATTTGCACGGTTGTATTCTCTTAAATCATACCATCCAAAAATCATCTTGCCTGAGTCTCCCCAAGACTTCATACGAGAATTGCTGTCTCTAATTAAATCAGTCCAGAAAGGGTATATGGTGAAAGTGTGTTGTCCGTTAATAGGGTCAGGAGTATAGTCATTACAATAGCTGCCACTATTACCAAAATGAAGGCATCCATTTGTTGCCATTCTTGCTTGCGTAAATGTAGAGCCGTAAAAAGTAAAATTAAAAGAAAGGTCAATTGCAGGGCTAATACCATCATCTACTACCTCGTAAGCTAACTCGCCCTCAAAGTTGTTAGCATTTGTTTGTAGGTGATATAAGCCTTGTCCTGATTCATAAGTGTACTGTCCATACACACTAAAGGATAGCAGACTAGCTATTGCGTAGCATAGAACTCTTTTTTGCATTGTTTGTTGGTTTTAGTTTTTCTTGTATAAATAGTTTTAACTGCGCCAACAAGATCTCTATTAATTTTATCTCTATTTGGATTTCTATCGTGTGTGCATTCTTGTATAAAAAATTTTTCTTGTTCTTTTGCATCTGGCCTTTTAGATTTATTTTCTGCCCAAGCCATAGTTGCTTCTGCACCTATCTTGCCTTGATAAGGACAAGGCGTACCAGCCATTTCCATAGCCTTAAATACTCTTTCATCTTGGCAAAGAATAGATACTGAGGCCACCTTCATACCAGTATCGTAGAGATATTTAGACAATTTTAATCTTTCGCAGTTTTCGTCAGTTACAGTAGCTCCTGTAGAGAACCCAAATACTTGCCCTTGAAACGCACCAGAACGGCCTACAGTACAAAGATCTTGCGAATAGGACATAATGCTTGGAGCTATTGCAGAGGCTGGCGGAGCTTTGCTCTTGACGTTTTGGTTAATTGTCTGGGTTGAATTAGATTCATTAATGTTTCGGTTAGTATTATCAGACTTTGAATTGTTATTGTTTTGATTAACATTATTGGTTTGAACATTAGAATCAGAAGTCGATTGATTGATATTGGTGTTTTGATTCGTATTAGAACTGGTCGAAGTCGAATTATTTGTATTGTTAACATTTTGGTTTACTGTCGAATTAACCGTTGAGTTAGAAGTCGAGGTCGAAGTATTGACGTTGTTATTGGTATTGGTGTTATTCGAGGTCGAAGTGTTTACATTCGTATTGGAATTAGTTGAATTATTCGTATTGGAATTGGTGTTGGTCGAATTATTCGTGTTAGTCGATACGTTAGTATTAGCATTCGTATTGGTGTTTGTATTGGTATTTTGATTGGTATTGGTGTTCGTATTGGTATTGGTGGTTGTGGTCGTATTGACCGTATCTAAAGAATTGTTTTCACAATACTGAGAACCATTAACGCAAGCTGTACCAGACTGTTGACTAGACTGGGCATTAACATTTATAGAGATACCAGCAACTAATGTTATACAAAACATAAGAGCGGCCCAAACAATTATATTATCGTGCTTTCTTTGATCTTCGTCTCTCATCAATCTTCGCCTTTAAATTGTTTACTACTCCCTGTTGTTCCTGCATACAATCCAAACCAGGCCGCGCCAGCTCCTACCACGATAGAAATAAGACCAGACTGTTCAAATGTAGGTTCTGGCAGTTCCATAAACCAAATAGTACATTTGTATAATAAAACTATGTAGACGGTAAGAAAGGCCCTTGGAAATATTCTCCAAGAATCAACCGCTTTTGCTAAATGAATCCATCTTTGATGTGGGTTCTTGGTTGTATCATCTTCGAGATCTCTAATTTTATCTTTCAATTGAGAGATTTCTTCAATCATAGCCATAAACTTATTGAGATCCATCTCAACTTCGTTACGATCCATATCGCCTGAAAATCTACTTCTGTTATCTTCCATTATAAAAACTTAGCTAAAACTACGCTTATAACAATAAAAGGGTATACACCCCATATCATGTTTTCTAATTTATCAAACCGCTTATCTCCAGACTCTAGCCTGGCTTCAATATTTTTGTAGCGAATTGCACACTCTCTTTCATGCGACTCTAGTTTATTGAGAGCATCTTTGCCAGTAGCCATGAGTTATTTCTTCTTTTCTTTTTGAACTCTTACTGTAGTGTAAGCTTCATCAACATCCGGGGTTGATGGATCATCAGCTACATATTGACCTTTTTTAGTTCTGGCCCTAACTTTTTTCTTTTCAGTATTAGTCCAGTAGTCTACTACTTTTGTCCACCAACTCATTTGTCTTTTGCCTTGCCAATATTAATTGCACACCAATCTACTAGCCAATACACTTTTGCAAGCATTTCATTATCCTTTGGGGTGGGTGTTAAAGCACAAATAAGTGATGCACCTGATATTACCCAAGGTGCTAACTGTATTAATTTTAAAGTTAAATCTAACATATTTTACTCCTATGAAGTTGGTTCTGTTGGAAACTCACCAAGTGGTCTTACTGGTGGTGTAGCATCGTTAGACACATATAGTGCGGCCAAAGCATCTACATTTGCAACTGCATTTATCTTTGTTCTCATGTCTGATGCCGCTGTCCTTACTGCTACTCTGTAGTCTAACCAATCTGAAGGTATGGCTTTAGAGCTTTCTGCATTTCTAACTACCATCCAGTCATTTGGTTGTAATAAACTATAAGCTTCTTTGTCTACTTTTTGGCAACACTTGTATTTTAATCCCCTAGTAACAACTCCATCAGTCGTTGTATCATCTAAAGCTTTAGCTGTAGCTGTCCCATAAGTAGCTGTAACTTTGCCACTACCAAATGCAAAAGACTGATTCGTATTAATATAATATTCAGGGTCTTTATAATTGGTGTTGTCTATAACCACTTCATAAATGCCTATGGCTTCTAGCTCAGAGCTAGTCCAAAGCATAAAAATATTGCTAGGATATTGAATATCTCCTACTGTTATTGATTTTGGTTGTGTATAGACTTTGCTAACACTTCCTGATTCTACTAATGCCCACATAATTTACCTCGCTGTAGTTGGGATTCCTGTTGATGTTACGAATGGATTTTCTGCAAATGCCATGTAGATGTATGTTTGACCACTAACATTGCCATCATTGTATGTATTTCTTACCTTAAAACCATTACTTAAAAAATCATAACCTGATGTAGAAGAAGTCGCTTCTGCTGATGCTTCATTTGCATAAACATATTCATCGTTTAAATTAAATGCACCTCTTTTGTTGTCGTACATCAACCAGTTTCCTGCAGCAGTTGCCCTTTTAATAATCACAAGAGCAGGTTTGAATCCTGTATAAACAAACGGACCATTTGCATTTCCATTACCGATATACTTGTCAAACTTGCTGTAGCCTTGTTTAGATGCAAAGCAGTAGGCTAAATTTGTAGTGTTGTAATTAAACCAATGTTTTAAATA